TCTGAAACATACAATCCATCACTTGACATACAAGGATCATACAAGACACGCAGAGTGTATGGTGCTATGGCTGGTTATGATGAACCACAAAAGATTGTTACAGGTTTACAGTTATTACAAGCTGGTATCATAGACACACAAACTCTACAAGAAAACTTAGATGGATTAGATAACCTTGTTAGAGTGAATGAAAGAATTACAAAAGAAAAAGCAGATAAAGTTTTATTTGACACATTGTTAGCACAAGCCCAACAGGGTGATGCCAAGGCAACTATGGCTGTTGTACAGATAAGAAAAAATCCAGATGATATGCAAAATATCTTGGATAAATTCTTTACAGCAGAAGAACCAGAGATACCTATGGCAGAACAAGAATTGCTTGGGGGTGCGACCTTACCACCACAGGGTCCACCACCAGGCATAGCACAGTTACTACAAGGATTAGGTGGCTAATGTCAATTAATAAAAAGTTTGCAGATATAGTACACAATTCATTAGGTGATGTTGATGAAATTGGTGATGATATATTAATGGATGAAGAAATTTTTCAACCAAGAATATTTAGAGATGAAATGCCACCAATGGTGTTTCCTTTTGGTTATATGATAATCAGTTCAACTTTTATGTATTATGATGATGAGGAGCAAGATGGCAACGAGGAGTTCTAGTAACAAAGGTACTGATAGGAGAGCATTAAATGTTCCACCACCAGCACGAAATACACAAGACAATACACAAGCTGTAAGAAGAATACCTGGTATGCCTTATGGTCAACAACAAGCATTAACACAACAGCAACAAACTGCACCATTACCAAAAGATACCACTCCACAAGCACAACCTGCTATGAGGAGACCAATACCTCAAATGGATGTATTTGCACAAACACAAAGACCAACTGAACCTGTTACATCAGGATTACCTTTTGGTCCTGGTGTTACTCCAATGACAACATCTGAACAAGGTTTAGAAGATGTTAAAAACTTTATTTATGAAAGTTGGTTAGCAACTGGAGATGATAGTTTACTAGAGTTCTTGTAATGATTTACAAAAATTTTTCACAAGATAAAGCAGAACAATTTAGTAAAATTAATCAAACAAGTTTTGGTGTACCAAAAACAGTTATGGTACAAATGGCTAAAAACAATACTGATGATTCTTTTATAGAAAAAATGACTACTTTTTTTACAAGAAATAAAGTAGGTCCTTTTGAAAGATTAAAAAACTCTATTGCAACACAGTCAGGTGCTAATCCAGACACAGTATCTAGTTTGCGAGAATTATTTTTAAAAAATGCTTTTATGGGATTACGATCTGTGTGGGAAGATACATTTCCTAGAGTAGGTAGAGCTATATCTTTAAAACAACAAGGTGTATCTAATCCTTGGAAAAAAGCAGATGTAAGTCCTTATGGTATATGGAAAGCAGAAAGAGAAAAAGGAAATGTAATTGATTATGGAACAGCAATATTTGGTGACACAAATCCAGAAGATACACAAGAATATAAAGATTTAATTGACAAAGGTTATAGCACAGAAAAAGCTAGGGCAAAAGTATTAAAAAACAAAGGTAAAAATATATGGACATTGATAGAAGAAGAATCAAAAAAAGTAGATTTACCAGAAAGCACAGCGAGAGCTTTAGCATCTAGGGGCAAAGGAACACAAGCTACTTTTGGTAGAGTTATGTGGCAACCATTACATTTTATTGTTGGTCCAGAAGATGAAGCGTATGATTTTTGGACAGGTACTGTAGATTTAATTGCAAATATTTTTGATCCTACTTTTATAGTAGGTAAAGCTGCTAAAACTGTAAAAGCAGGTAGAAAAATGTTAGCATTGTCTGATGAAGCAGCAGCTAGTGTTGGTTTACTAAATGGTTGGGTAAGAAAGTCATTTAGTAAAAGAACAGTAGAGCAAGTAATAGATTCTAAAGATGGCGACAAACTTGCAGAGTTTTTATTAAACAATAAAAATAATCCTGCCACAATATTAGAAAAATCTAATTTCAAATTTGTAAATAAATATATTATGCGTGACCAACAACTAGCAGATAAAACAACAAAATTTATGTTAGATTTGCAAAATATAGAAGAAACAGGAGATGCAGGATTAAAAGCAGTAAAAGAATTATTAAAAAACAATACAAATGTAGTTGCATCTGCAACAGAAGGTATGGTTCCTAAATTACAAAAAATTGGTAAAATTCCTCAATATTTTGATACATACTTTGGTCCACAATACAATATAAAATTAAGAGCTAGTAATCCTGATCAGTTGCTTGTAAATTATAGTAAGTTTTTAAAACAGTTAGACCCAACAGGTAAAATAGTAGATAGAAATAAAAGATTGTCTAATTTAATTGGTGAGTTAGATGCGTTAGGAACAAAAGACCCATTTTTAAAAGGTAATATAATTATCAATTCAGTTGTAAAAGATATGGGTTCATTAAGACAAGTTATAACAAAAAACTTTGAAGATGCAGGTAAGTTAAATGACAGGTCAGAAAAATTAATTAAAAAAGTATTTACTAACTTAGGCAAATACATAGAGGAAGTACCAGATCAAGTAGGTAAAAACAAAAGAGTATATACACAATTAGGTAATTTACCTAATGAACTTAAAAGTCAATGGGCAAGAGAACTTAGTGAGAGAGGTTGGTCATCAGAAGAAATAACAAAAGGGTTTGATACATTTGCTAATCAACCAATTATAGAATCTGTATTAACAAGAGATTTAACTTTGCCACAACCATCAGAAGTTATAAAGCTAGTTAATAGTTTAGACAAAAGTATGAAAGGCAACTTTTTAAGAATGGCTGATATTATTGGCGAAAAAGGAATAGACAATGCTATGAATTATTATGTTGGTAAAGTCTTTAAACCTATTGCATTGTTAAGACCTGCTTGGACAGTTCGTGTTATAGCAGAAGAACAATTAAGAGTTATAGCTGATGGTGTTTTAGGAATTAGAGATAATTATTTAAGTCCTATGAATATTTTAGGAAGAATGGGATTGATAGATGTAAGACCTTCTGCTGCTAGGTCTGGTTGGTTAAATAATGGTGTATTTGAAGCAGGTATAGGAGAAGCAGAATCAAGAGCATTTAATAATCTTACAGGTAGATTAGATAGATTAGGCATAGAGTTTGAAACAGTACAAAGAGTAGGTGGAGCAGGAACTGCAACACAAGCAAACACCTCTAAATGGAATCAAGGACAATTTAGAGTTATTAATAATTATTTAGAAAGTAGATTAACAAAAAAAATTGCAGAAATAAAAATGTTAGGTCCTGATAATGCTGTATCACGACTAAAAAAATCTAAAGCTATTGAAAAACTTATAGATGATTTATTAGAAGAAGGTAATGAATTAAGAGAAGCTATGTTGGCTATATCTACTAGCACTAACAAAGAAAACATATGGCAAGTATTAACTGACACTACTGACAGAAATTTAATTAGACAATTTTTAAATACATTAGAAAAATCAATAACAGCAGATTTATCAAAGAGTGGAGATCTTACAGCAGAGATGTGGGAGTTACTTGCTACTGGTAAATTTAAAAATGCTGATGGCAAAGTTATAGACATAAAACAAATAACAAGAGGTTCTGCAACAAAAGCAGAAATAGAATTATTTAATGCTAATCAATTAGGTTCAAAAAGAACTAGAGAAATAGCAAAAACAAATGCAGATAATCAGAAAAAAGCTATTGATGAATACATAGCTAAATTTGGTGATGGTTTAACTGAAGATGTAGGATTTAGAACAGTACCTATGGAACTTAAAAGTCCAGGCATAGGACAAAAAATAACAGAGCTAGGTATGGAGTGGTTAATGACTAGACCAACTAACAATATGTCACGAATACCAGTTTTTAAATCTACTTACTGGAACAAATCAGCAGAACTTATATCTATTAGTTCTGAATCAGTAAAACAAAAAATATTAAAGGGTGCAAAAAAAGCTGGTATTAATGAAAAACAAATAAATAAATGGGATAAGTTATACAAATCTGCTGGTGAAGAAGGAATAGATGATGCAGAACTTATAGAAATATTTGCTAAAGGTGCTGCTGTACAAAAAACAAAAGATTTATTGTACGACATAACTGAAAGTAGAAGATTTTGGGATGTTGCAAGGTGGATATTTCCTTTCGGTAATGCGTATCAAGAAGTATTAACAACTTGGTTAGGATTGCTTGGTACAAACCCTGGTATTGCATCAAGAGGTTCAACTATATGGAATGGTGCAACACAACCAACAGATACATTAGAAGATACAGGTAAAGGTTTCTTTTATGAAAATCCTACTAACGGATCAGTAGTATTTAATTATCCTGGTACAGGATTAGTACAAGATTGGATGTTTGGCGATTCAGAAAATCCTTTAGATGTTAATGTAAATTTACCTGTGTATGCACAAAGTTTAAATATAGCTGCGACAATACTTCCTGGTTTTGGTCCTGTCATAAGATTACCTGCTGCATTTTTATTTAGAAATTATCCAGAAGATAGTTTTGCAAACGAAATTATTTTTGGTGACTTTCCTGCACCAAACATAAAAGAATTTGGAGATATAGCTAAAGCTGCAGGTGTTGTTCCTGCGTGGATAGATAAATTTTATAAAGTAGCTTTTAACAAAGAAGAAAATTCACAAGGTATATTTGGTAATACTGTTATGGACACATACGAAGCGTTGTTATATGCAGGTCTCATTGATGACAGTAATGAAGATGGTTTTAAAAAAGGTATGGATTTAGCTGTAGATAAAGCAAAAGGATTATTTTATATAAGAGCAGTATCGCAGATGTTAGGTCCTTCAGGTGTTGCAACTCCAATATATGAAATAACACCAGAAAACTCTCGTATGTTTTTTTTGGAAACTCTTGCAGATGAATACAGAAGTATTAAAGCATCTAACAATTATGATGACACACAAGCACTAAAAGTATTTACCGATAGATATGGATTTAATCCACTTGCATTAACTGTATCTAAAACTATATCTATAGAGAAATTTCCAACAACAGAAGAAGGTTACAAATGGTATCAACAGAACAGAGAATTGTATGAAGATTATCCTTATGTTGCTTGGTATTTAGACCCACCACCAGAATATGCAGAGTTTTCTTTTACTGCGTATAGAGAAGGATTGTTTGAAGGCAAAAGAGAATATCGTACACCTGAACAATGGGCAATAGCTAAAAATAAATTACTAGGTGCAGTAGCATTAGATAAGTTTGAAAGAGATTTAGGTATTGTAGGAGACAACACAGAACCTGCTAGATATGTTAGAAACAGATACAAAAAAGAACTTATGGATAAATATTGGGGTTATGGACAACCTAACATTGTTGGATCACCTAACAAACCAACTATAGATATGCAAATAACACAGTTAGAAAAAATGGTGAAAGACCCTGCATTACAAAACAACAAACAAGTTATTACAATAAATAAGTATTTAAAACAAAGACAAATGGTAATTGATTTGTTAGTAGATCAAGGAGAATCAGAAACAGCTTGGAAACAATCTAATAAATATATTGCTGTAAGGCAGATATTAAGAAAATATGCTGATAATCTTATAGATGAGAACCCAGATTTTGGTCCTATCTTTGACCAATTATTGGCAAAAGAATTACAACCAGAATATGAAGATGATTTGTTGCTACAATTAAATCAAGGTAATAATAGATAATTATGGATGAGCAGTTAAAAAAATTTAAAGATGAAATATTTACTCTACTAGAGAGAAGAATTAGTGGTGGTCCAAGATTTGTTCCTACTGCTGAACAAATTAATTCAATTATGTTAGCAGAAACATATATGGATGCTAAAGAAGCTGCATTATCCTATGGCTGGAATGACTATGTAAGTATGTTTGAAGCAAGAAATAAAACAGATATATCTCCTGAAGAAGAACTGATTATGGAATTAAGAAAAGAATTGCAAGATTTACAAGCATTTGATAATCCATTTATAGGTGTTGAAGGCGATACAAAAATAATGTATCAAGGTGTAGAAACAACAATAGCTGATTATGGTGACAATTTTTATAAAAATAATGACAATGATTTTGAATTTTTAAATTCTACACCAGAACAAATAATGGAGTTACAAGCTGACTTAGTTAATGCAGGATTGCTAGGTCCTAAAGTAGGCAAACCATTTAGACCTGGTGTGTGGCAACCAGAATTAGAGGGCAAAATAATGTATAGTTTAATGTTTCAAGCTAATTCTATAGGTCTAGGTAAAAAAGAAAATGGTTGGCAAAATGTATTAGAAAGTTATATACAAAATCCTGTTGCTATGGGATTACAAGTTGATCCTTATTTACCACCAGATTATGACAGTATTGCAACAAGTGTAAATAATTTATTTAAACAACAATTAGGCAGAGACCCAATGCCATACGAGTTAAAGTTGTTAGCTAATACTTATATGTCAGAATCAGAAAAAGCATATAACCAAAAAGTTATGTTATTAGAAGAAGCAAACAATATGGTTGCTACTCCTGATAACTTAATGGAGTATGGTAATCACATACAGAAAAAAATAATAGAAGAACAAGAATTAACAGAAATAGACCCTAGTGCTGGTATGTTTGCAAAGTTTCAACAAATAACTGCTGAAGAACAAGAAAGGTTAAAAGATTATGGTGATATTCAAACAACTAATAGTATCATTCTTAATAGCATCACAGGTGCTCCAAGGTAATATTATGGAAGTAGATAGAGACATTATGAATACAAATCCAGCTTTAATAGATATTTATTTAAGTGCATTAAAAATGAAAGAAAGTACAAACAATTATTTAGCTAAACACTCACCTAGTGTTATAGAAGATTTTGTTACAGGAAAACCTATAAGAGTACAAGCATTGGGTGCTTATGGAATACTTGATATAAATTGGGATGTATGGTCTAAACAAGCTGGACTTGCTGGTGCTGATTGGAAAGATAAAGCTGCACAAGATGCAGTAGCTAAATATAAAGTACAAGAGTATTTTAATAAATTTGGTTCTTGGGATTTAGTATCTGTTGCTTGGTTTGCAGGACCTGGAGATGCAAGAGATTTAAAGAATACAGGAACATTGGATATGAGCCAACAAGATTCTAATGGAACAGACATAGCTGATTATGTTGCTGGTATGAATAAATTAATTGGTGAAGAACTAATGAATATAGAAGTGCCTATGGAAACATTTACTATGCCTTCAACTGTTGCAGGTCCACCAACTCCACCTGTTATAGCAAAACAAAAAGATAACCAAGAAGTATTTGCAGCACAGATATTAGATGCTATGACTAAAGCAAATGCAGGTGGTATGAGACCAAGT